ATATCTCCTCTATTGATTCATGCGGATAATCTAGGGGTTTATTGCAGTCAAAAGCTCTGTCAACCTTGAGGTCAATAGTGTGGCTGTCTATATTAACATAGCCTTTTTTATAGTAACTTCCGCATCCAATATTCAACTTCATTTTATTGCTATGGCAAAGATTGTATCCCAATGTCCTTTAGGAAAAACAAGCCTACCAGTCCTTTCTTCTCTTACTTCGGTCCATCCAGCCGCCCAAGGAAAGACCCAATATTTTTTAAACCATTTCATTAAAATATACTCTATGTCAGAGAAGTTAAACTCCCAAACGTGCTCTGATGAAGGAATATGGTCTTTAAAGGGAGTTGTTAGCATAAACACACCATTTATCCTCAATAGTCTTGATGCTTCCCTTAAAAGTTCTTCTGGCTTCTCTAAGTGCTCTATTGTTTCAGTTGAAACGACATAGTCAAACTGATTAGCCTCAAAACCAGTAGTGGCTATATCTGAAACCTCATAAATATTACTTGGATTTTTCTTCTTAGCCTGTTTAATAGCCTCTACCGAATAGTCAACACCATGAACGACACAATTAGGTCTGAGCTTCTTAATAACATCACATAGCTCTCCTGTCCCACATCCTAAATCAACAACAAACCTTCCATCAATAATATGGTGAGCAATATTCTCAAATTTAAAAGTATCCATTTTGACAATATTAGGGTCTAAGCCTTTGTTGTAAGTCTTGTCCCAATATTTATTAGTATTGATATTTTTCTCGTTTATTTTTATCATACTTGGGTTTTCTTCTCCTCCACTCTTCTTTTAAAATATGCAGGATATTTTTTATGCTGACCTGCAGTAGTCTGTTGGTGCATTACTCTATGAAGGGGAACATGGCAAGGCATATAGCGTAACTTACCAAAGGCAATAGAAGCCTCCCTGTCCTGATTCCCATGTAGAAATTTGTCTTTCCAACGAAAGTTCTTATAAGCTTTAGCATCAATCATTGCACAAAGTCCGCTTAAATGATAAGCAACCTCTATAAAGTAAGGACCAATAGTAGAATAACCAATTCTAGGTGCTCCTCCTGGGTTATCAACCATTCCCTCAGGGTAAGGACTCATGTAGAGTAAATGGTTCATTTTCCAGAGGTCAATTTGTGTTTCTAGCCAACCATGAGTCATGAACTCACAGTCATTATCTGCCTTGATTATTATTTGATAATTACCTGTATTAAATATCTTATCTATTAAATTATTTGAAGCAGCAGTTAAACCAGAGTTTTCAGAAGAAAAGGATAGTCCCTTAGTCTTACCTTCCAAAAAATCAAGAGTCTTATCTTTACTGCCGTTATCATGGACAAACCAATCCCAAGGATACTCAGTTGATTTGGTTAAGCTCTTAAACATTCTCTTGGTATAATCTAGGCGGTCATAAGTAATCGTAAATATAGCTACTTTAGGTTTTGTTTCCTGTTCTTTATGTGTAAGAACCTCTTTATTCTTAGAATCCAACTTATAAAGCCAATCTTGGTGAATGTAACAGCTTGAAGGTTTAAAACTAGGCTCAAACATAGTCATTCCTGTTTCTGGGTCCACCCAACCCTTAGATTTAATCCTGCTGGACTTCTGTTTAGGGTTAAGGTAGTAATTAGAAGCAATAATAGGAACCCTTTGCATATTAGCTCCAGCCTTCATTATCCTTACCCACATATTCCAGTCAATAAACTTCTCTAAGCTTTCATCAAATCCGCCAGTCATAAAAGCCCACTCTCTTTTATGGACTACTTCAGAAGTATCAATGAAACAACGATTTAAAAGGAACTGTCCGTCAAAGTCCATAGCTATTCCCTGTTGCCCTTCCCATTTAGGTCGGCTAGAGTCATACATCCACATATCGCAATAGACTAAATCTAATTCTGGATTGTTTTTAAGCTTTTCTAGGAGTTTCTCAAGATGATACGGCAACCATTCATTATCATCATCTAAATAGGCTAGATAACGCCCCTTAGAAGCTAAGATGCCCTCATTCTTCCCCCTAGTGTCTGAACCGAAGTTCTTTATATGCTTGATGTATTTAATTCTCTTGTCTTTAAAGGATTTAACGACTTTCTCTGTGTCGTCAGTTGAAGCATCATCAATAATTATTAGTTCAAAGTCTTTGGAAGTCTGAGTTAAAACGGAGTTAATTGCTCTAGGAAGGAAAATCTTAGCTCTATTAAAGGTGGTTAAAATGACACTTACGCAGGGTTTATTCTCCAATTCTTTTTCCATCTTTACTATAAAAATCCAATCCTCCACCAGCAGGTTCGGATTTTACTCCAAGAGGTTTTAAAATATAATCGGCATCTTCTTTAGGGAGTAAACGCCTCTTCATTAACACCCTTATTAGATTTATAATTACTTCTTCTGTTTTATCCTTCATTTTATCTTCCTAGTCCATACATAAGCATAGACTTTTGTTTATGGGTTTTTATCCAACGCCAGTTCCTCATAAGCATAATTAAAGTTTTTCTGCCTCTTTTCTTAATAAAACCGTCTTTCTGCCCCATAGGGTTCTCTGGGTCAACTAAAACGTGCCTAAATCCGTTCATGTGCAATTCTCCTTTACTCATCCTTGCAATATAGCCTGTTTTACCTGAAAGCCCTACGAATATTCCCCCTACATCTCCAAAACCCTTTTGTCTTATTCTAAGTTTAGGATTAACTCTTTTGAGTAGTGTTTCAAACCTTTTTATCGTCATTGTTAATTGTTGGTGTCATGGGTGTATCTGGAGGAGCCATCTCTTCCTTTATATTGTCATCTTCTACTTCTTTATCCCATTCAAAGAGCTCTTTTTCATAAGCCATGATGTCATCTTCGGCTACAATATAGAACTTCTCATTCATTGCTTCACCTAAAGCTTGTTCATTCCTCAATACACTTCCAAGATTAAAAAACTGAGCTGCGGAATATTCTGAATAGTAAACGATTTGACCTACTTTGAATTTAGTATTCCCTGCATGGACTATCTCTCCACAATGAAGATTCTCTCCTGCTTTTAACTGTCCTGGCACTAAAAGACCAGAAACCTTAGCTTGTTGGACCAATCGGATAATAACTCGTTCTGTGTTTGGGAGCACTTGAAGTTTTATATTTTTGTTTTTATTCATACTATTCTTTCGTTAATTAACTATCTCATTCTTTATCATACATTGTCAAGGACTAATCTTCCCAGGCTTATTTTAGCTTTATTACTGGCAAACGCCACTAAAATAAGTTGATAAAAGATTTATGCAGTCGCTCCACTCTCTAATCTGATAGCAAAACTATCATTTAGAGCTGAAACAACATAACCTGCTTTCCATCCAATATCTGAATACAGTCTAAGAGCAGAACGTGGAGAAGGACTGTCAACGTATGTTTCCAAGTTTTGAAGCTTGGAAATTCCGAAGAACTGCCTACCCATAATGAACGTAGGATAAACCTCCGTTCCAGCTGAACCTGAGTTCGTTAAAACTGATGCGTTCTCGTAATTAACCCACTTCGTTCCGTAAACTTCACCTGCTTCCCCATTGTAAATACCCTCTATACCTTTTTCTGTATAGATATGAGCATTAACCCAATTGGAATCACCCTCTAAGTCATAAATGACGTCAGGATGAGCTGCGGCTACAAATTTATTGCCTTTAGGTGGTCTAGCGGAAAAACGAGCTAACTGCCTCTTTGCTTTTCTAATGTCTGCAACTTGAACGACATCAGTAGCGACCAATGAGTTCCTTGCTGCGACACCTGAAGCATACTGAGCTGTCCCACCAGTTACAATATCATCTCTGATAGTTGTATCAATGGAAAGTGCTGCTTCATAAGCTAGAGTTTCTATAACCTCTTTTACTGTGGTGTCAACCGCTGTTAATTCCAAAACATCTGTAACTTGCTCATAATTACCATACTGACTCAATGATGCTGAAACTAACGAGGCGGAAAGTCCTGTTGGGGTAGGGTCTGTTCCCTCAGTCAAAGCAGTAGTCTTTGCAGTAGGATTAGTCATCCTATTCCAAACTACCGTCTTTCCTTGACCTTTAGGTATTCTCCCAGCCATTCCTAATGGTTCCAAAACAAAGTTCTTTTCAGAACGAAGTAGGAACTGCTTTTCGTAGAAAACAGCGATAGGACTAGATAGTGTGCCTGTAGTTGTTAGTGCCAAATTTGATTTCCTCCTTTCCTAGCTATATCTCAAGCATGAGGGAGGGATTTCTCAATTTCAGCCAACTCCTCTTCTGAAGTAGCAGACTTAATCTTGGTTTCAAGGTCCTTATCGGTCTGACCTGCAGGAGAACCAGTAGGTGTAATAGCTTGATTCGCAGCTTGGGTATTAACCTTTGCTGTAACTTCGCCCTTACCCTTCTCTGCTCCTTCTTCCCTCAGGGTCATAATACGCTTAACAAAAACCGATAGTCTTAAGGTAGGCTGAGTTTTAACTAATCCTTTCCACATCTCTTTAATAGTTTCCACTAATTTTTCGTTGTAGTCTGGGTTAGCCTCAACAACTTTACCTGTTATTTGGTCCCTTTTACCAGGGCTAAGCTCAGAATATTGGCTCTCAACAATGTTGACATCTTCCCTAACTTGGTGCATCATTTCTTGCAAACGCAATCTCTTATCCACCAACTTGGTAGCATTTTCATCTACCTTCTTATCAAATTGCTCCTGGGTTATTTCTTGGTCTTCTCCATCTGGGGATTCCCAAGGTAAACCTGTGCCTTCTGGCTCTTCTCCAGTAACTTCGGGTTTGCCTGGAACTTCGCTAGGATATTTTTCTTTTAATAAACCCTTAAGCTTACTAATTTCATCTCTACCCTTGTTTCGTTCCTCAACTAGCGTTTCTACGCGTTTCTGACCCTTTGCTTTTAAAGTAGCTGGGTTATCTTCCTCTGGTTCTTCCTCCTTGCCTTCCTCCTGGGATTCAGGCTTGGTTTCTGACTCAGATTTGACCGTTTTGGTTTCCTCAGGTGCTGACTCTGGGGTAGGAGTTTCTGACTCTCCTTCTACCTCTTCGGGAGCTTCTTCGCTTTCGCCTTCTTCTCCTGCTTCTGCTTCAGCTTTCGCATCTGCATTAGCTTTCGTTTCTAGCTTAGCCAAGTCCTCTTCCTCTTTAGGTAATTCAGCTGGTTTGGGTTCAACTTTCGTTTTAGACATTTTTATCTTCTCACCTCCTTTCAACTACCCACTTTTTATAATATGCGACAGGGTGCTCCGCTAGGAGGGTCAAGCGATAATGCCGAAACCCTCATCTCTTATATCTTAATCACTTCTTAATAGGCTTGTCAAGAGGGACAATCTTTCCGTCTTTAACGGTGTATTTATTGGGGTCTAAAGGAATAGTGTGTTCATGGGGACAACTGGTGCAGATAAAGTAAGGACCCTTTTGGATAATGCGTGTGTGTTTGCTCATATCAGGGACTTGAAGTTCCTTTTTATTTATTTTAACAACCTCTGCTTTACCCCAAAACTTCCTGCTCTTTGAAGAAGGGAAATTTTCGTCTGATTCTTTTACTTGGTGTTTGGACATTCTATCTCTTTTCAGCTTGTTTCTTTTTAAGCTCTGCTTCTTTGTTCTTCTTTTCTATCTCTTCCTTTTTCATTATCTCAACTATCTTCCCTTTATTCTCCACAAAATCAATGACCGCTTGTAAGGCACTTGAAATCTGGTCGTTTAATAAGTAGCTCATTCCAATCCTATTCAAATCAAACTCACCCCTCAGAGCTGTTTCACTCGTATTCTTTTTAAGGCTTAGTTGATACTTCTCTATGTAGGCTCTTATAAACCTCCAGAAGTCGGAGTCAACCCCTTCAGCAATAACTTCATCCCTTTTAGTTTCAGGAGCTTGGACCTTAGAAGCATCTACCTTTTTGAGTTCTCCAGCAATAAAATGAGGGGGAGGAACTTCAGGAGCACCAGAGATGGCTTGTTGAGCTTCTTGTTTATCTACTTTCTCTTTTAGCTCTACCTCCTCTATCTTTTCCTTTATTTCTTTTTGTCCTTTTACTTCTTGTTTATGGTTCATGTTTATTGATTAGTTGGTGGGACTCCGTTAGGTCGCCCAGCAAATATCTCATTAGCTACATTAGCAATTTCTTCATCTTTAAACTTAGGAACTTCAGTAGGAACAGGTCCGCTTTGTGCTGGAACATTCTCTACAGGAACATCTCCCCTAGGAGGAACTTGACCTCCAGGTGGAACTTGCTCTACGCCTTCTTGACCTGGAGCCTTAGCCTCAGGTTCTATTAACACTTTATCATAATCCTTTTTACCTATCCCTTGCAACCAAGTCTTATAAAGCTCAAGTATCTTAACATCTCCGCCTTGTGCTCTTATTGCCTCTAGCATTGTTATTGGTCCAACCTTAGTGCCTAGGGAGTTAATTATTGCTGTAATCTGAGTTACTTCATCTTCAATATTCTTCTTCATTGTTGAGCCAGGTTCTAACTCAAAGTCAAACTTAACTGGTCGTTTCTTACCCTCTTTATCTTTTTCTTGATAATATCCTTTACTTACGGTTAATGTGCCTCTTTTACCAGATTTAAACACCTCTAGTATATTTTCTTCAGGATAAGCCTTTTGAATATCCTCAATCTCCCCTTCAAAGACTCTCATTGCTTGAGGAGCTTCTAGGTTGTGGGTAGTAAGAGCAATCCATCTCTTATAAATCTCTTTGATAGATTCATCCATCATAAACCTGTCCCATTCATCTCTTGCTGAAGATTGCATACCACGCATTTTGATAGCTTCTGGAGTCTTTCCAAGAGTAGGTTCTGTTCCTGAAGGCTGACTAACTTGGGTAGAACCTGATAGATTCTGAACGGCTGACATTAGGTATCCATAGGTAGATTGGAAGGTTTGAAGACCTGAAGGGCTCATTCTCATTGATTGAACATCTTTATTAGGGTTATTCATAAACCAGCGTTCACCAGCTCCCCATTTAATAGACTCTGGCACTACTTCATCTGGGTTGATATGAAGTGGAGGGAAGATTGAGTATTTAACACCGTCAAGATAAAGGTTCCATAGTGAGTTAGCTGCCTTTTGAAGAGTCATTCCTCTTTCAAATTCACCTAATCCAATCATTGAGTTCATTAGAGGAAAAGCGTGTTTGGCAACAATTGGAAGCATTCCTTCAGGGTAAGGGTTCCTTACTATACGAATAATGTGAGGTCTTGAATTTTCATCATCTATTTGCTTAGGAGTCCATGAAATCCAACAATCACGCCTATATTCAGTATGAACCTTAAGAGAAGGATACTTGGCATCACCGAATACAGAAGGATACCACTCTTTCTCTACAAAAGAACGGTTCTTATCAGCCGAACTAGCATCACCAGGGTCTTTCTTAGCCTTCATCTGAGCCGAAACTTTATCTATATTCATCCAAACCTTAGGGTTAGCCTTCGCTTGTTTCTGAAGCCATGCTAAGGAAATATCGCTTTCTACCCCAAAATAATCGCTTTCATCTAGGTTCTTCTTCATTGGTTGAGGTCTTATCTTCCACATATCAAGAAGCAATAACTCTGGTCCAATATAGCCATTATCAGGATTAACACGCCAAGGAACTAAGCCGAAGTAAGTGCCAAAAACTCCTGAATAGAAATCTAGCATTCGGAGTTTAGTTAAAAAGGAGTATTGCTCGTTAGCATTCTGACGGTAATATTTAAGATTGAGGTTCATTAAGATATTCTTACCAACATCATCTTTAGAAACTGCGTAGGCTTTACCTGAAGGGTTTTGATACATGACCCTACCAGTTCGTTCTAAAAGCATGGTAGATAATACAGGGTCAAATACTTGAGATTTGGTGGTGTCGCTTATTTCATCTTCCAACTTACAGGTCAGCATAGCCATTTTGTCATCCCATGTCGGTCTTATTGTAGAAAGGGCGTTATAGGAGTCCTGTTCGTGTTGCTCACATTCTTCAACTAAAGCAGAAGCTTGGCTAACGGTTTTCTCTAGTGGTTGTAGAGGTTTCTTTGCCACGGTTTAGTTTAGGACTTTTCTTAATAGTTTGTCAAGCTGTAATCATTTAGGAGTTTCAAACTTCAAACGCTTCGTCTTATGGACTAAAACATCAGTAACAAAGCCTTTGTAAACTCTAATATCAAGCTTTATCAAACCATCTTCTATTTCCGACACAACTTTATCTATTGAGAAGAGATAGGGTCTTGTTGCCTTTAAAATAGCTATTATCTCTTGTGCTCGTTTATCGGTTTCTTTGTCTTTCGCCATTAGTAAAGTCCTTTCTTATCAAATAACTTTTGTTTCGGAAATTGGGATATTTTGTCTTGCCAACTCCCTGGTCCACCAGATTTAACTAATTGATATAACTGCCAAGCAATAGCCTCTGCAAACACTAGGTCATCATGGGAACCCTGTGAAGCCTGTGGTTTTCCTGTCTTAGCATTACGGATGAAAGCGTATAATTCTCTTATTGTTTCTTCATCATAAATCTTATTAACTCTTTGCTTTAAACTCAAGGCTAACTCATCCAGCATCTTAGGTCTTGTTGCTGAGCTAGTTACCCAGCCGATTTTCTCCTCTTCCCTTTTATCCTGAACTCCCAAGACTGGCATTCTGAAGAGTGGAGTGTAATTAAGCTCCTGAAGGACATGGATAGTCGCTGAGCCAGTATTCCTCTCTACTCCTATATTAGGATAAATCGTTGTCTTCTTCTTAAAGAAAAGCCCCATTTTAAAGAGTTCATAGCCAAATTGAGCCGAATCTAGCCTGGCATGGAACACCATCAAGGAATCAGCGTGTTTCTTACTCTTAGCTACTGCTGAACAGTAATCAGAGCCCCCATCAGCGGGGTCAGCACCTATTACTACGGATTCTCCTGTTTCTGGCATTCTAAATAGTTTAAACATTATTCTCCTTCATGTTGTTTGATATGTTCTTCTAAATTATTTATTTCTTCTATCGCTTTACCGCAATACTTACATCTTATTATTCCTTTTTTATCTTTTACTAAAACTAACTTAATGACGAACTTGCCGTCTTTAAACATTATACCCAATTTCCATCCATTGCCATATTCCCCTCTTTAATGGGCGGTTTAACTTTATCTCTATAATCTTTCAAAACATCAGGGTCAAAAAAGCCTTTACCAGCAGCTAAGAAAGCTTCCTCTGGTGTAAAGGGGTATTCTCTCATAGTTAAAGCCTTTGATTCGGATTCTCTTAACTTCTCCCTATACCAATACATTTGAGTCTTATCTAGTTTATAAATTTCCATCCACTCCCTTTCCTCTGGTGTAGGGTCAAATACCTCTACTTCCTTCTTATTCTGTGGGTCATCAAACCAAGAGAAGAATCTAAACTTAAAAGTGCTTTCTTCCTTCCTTGACCTCTCACATTCTTTAAAATAGAAATCTCCCCACATATTACCTGTGGATTCCCTGAATATCTTACCTACATCTGTTGCTACCTGTTGCTCAGCTCCAACAACAAGCTTCTCGGCATTCATTATCTCTGTGCTTGGATAGAAGCCTACCTCGGACCAATGAATGTTCTGAAGAGTAGGACCACGACCTAAAGTCTTTGCTCCAGCCGTTCCTAGATAGATAAATGAGCCATTGTCCCTATTCTTAATAGTATTAGCTGAGTCTGTATCTAGTAATGCTTTCTTATCAACACCAGCTCTCTCACACCAAGAGTCTATGAAAAAGCGGACCCTTTCAAACAATACCTTAGTTTCATTGTCTTTATGAGAGATTATCTGAGCTCCAATATTATCTTTTATAAGGAAATCTACAGCTATAATAGCATCTATAAGCGAAGAAAAGCCCTCTTTACGAGCCTTTAGGATATTGTCCCTTATTGGCTCCATTGTTGGGTAGTCCTTCTTTAATTGAGCCATATACATTCTCTGAGGAACATTGAGAATAAAAGGAACACGATTTCCACGCTTATCTATAATATCAAAGCCTTCTTCAATTAGCTTCTGGTAGTCTAGTATTTCCTTCATATTGATTTATCTTTTTGTATAATTCTTATAAATCTAGGTTTTATAAATAAATAACCAAGTTCACCTTTAATCATTTTTACTCCAGGGTAATCAAAGTATTTATAATTAGAAACAAATGAATCTTCTTTAATAAATAATCTTGCTACTTTTTTATCTAAGATTAAAATTGCTGATTTTTTAAATTCTTTTAACCATTTTTCTTTCATATGATGTTAATATCTTTAGTTTCTAAAAATGGTTTATATCTTTCTTTTCCCATACTTAGTTATTTCCTGTTCCTTCCTTTTCTAACCTTAGGCACATTTGAATTTCCATAGATTCGTTTATGTCTAGCTACTCTTTGTTTATTTGTTCTTGCTACTCCTCTTGGCAATTTAATCACATCCTTTCTTATTTAGTTTTTGAACTATATTTTTACCACTTATCGGTTCTCTCTTGGGATTAAAGTCTGGCATTCCATTTAAAACATCAATTATTTCGTTAACTTTCTCTACCACTTTGAACAAATCACCCTCTCTAACAAAATCCAAAGAACTTTTAACTATTTCTAAATTAACATCATTTTGGAATTTTAGTTTCTTTATCTTCTTCATACTTAGTTATTTAATTGGTATAAATTCAATATCCCTTACCTTATTATTTAAGTTATATCCTGAACCGCCTAATTCATATCCAGAAGCTAACATCATCTCCTCTAAGACTTTATCAAAGTCCATATTTAATTCTCCATAATATTTAATTACTACTCTTTTTGGTTTCTCCATTTTATTCACCACCTCTCATACTTAGTTATTTGTTAGATATTTCTCTAATTTTTCCTCAAGCCATTCAATCTGTCCAGCAATAAGTAATACTCCAGCAGGTGTCCTAAGTAGTTTCCTTATTCCTTTTAATAAAATTGGGTTGTTGGAATCATATCTTCCATCAAACTCCTCAGTTATCTCTTTAATATCTTTCTTTATTTCTTTAAGTGTTTTTTTAGTCATTCTTTTCACCGCCTTTCTTACTTAGTTATTTGTTAGATAAATTTACACCTCAACCAACCAAAAAAATTATTTAACCAGTCAGGAAGTTTATAATCACGACTTTCCTGAAACTCTAAAATCCACCAATATAATTTATCCTTCATCATT